TAGATACCATGATTGCTGCATCATTGATTGATGAAAATAGATTTCAATATTCTTTGAATGCTTTGTCTTGGGATTATCTTGGTCATGGTAAGTCTGAAGCTGCATTGAACGAAGCTGCAAAGTCAAGAGGCTTAGACCCCAAAGCAGATATGTGGCAACTTCCTGCAATGGAAGTTGGGGCATACGCAGAGAAAGATGCTGAATTAACTTTAGAGTTATGGCAAATATTTAAAAAAGAAATTATCCATCAAGATATCGAATCTATATTTAATCTTGAGACAGATTTATTTCCTTGTTTGGTTGACATGAGATTTTTAGGAGTAAGAGTAGATGTTGAACAAGCACATAAATTAAAACAAGATTTAGAATACCAAGAAAAATTATTACTAACACAAATAAAAAAAGAAAGTAACATAGATGTTCAAATATGGGCAGCAAGATCGATCGCTCAAGTTTTTGATAAATTAAAATTACCTTACGAGCGAACTGCAAAAACACAAGCACCATCCTTTACAAAAAATTTTTTACAAGAGCATCCTCATCCTATTGTAAAACAAATTGCTAAAGCTAGAGAAATAAATAAAGCCCATACAACATTTATTGATACCATAATCAAATATGAACATAAAGGTAGAATACATGCTGAGATAAATCAAATAAGATCAGATGCAGGTGGTACTGTTACTGGTAGGTTTAGTTACAATAATCCAAATTTACAGCAACTACCAGCAAGAAACAAGGACCTAGGACCTATGATTAGATCTTTATTTCTACCAGAAGAAGATTGTACATGGGGATGCTTTGACTACTCACAACAAGAACCAAGACTAGTTGTACATTACGCATCTCTACATAAATTTCCAACTGTATACGATGTTGTTGATGCATATGAAAATGATTCATCAACAGACTTTCATCAAACAGTAGCTGACATGGCTAAAATTCCAAGGTCACAAGCAAAGACAATTAACCTTGGATTATTTTACGGAATGGGTAAAGCAAAGTTACAGGCAGAATTAGGCGTATCAAAAGATAAAGCAGCAGAATTGTTTGACCAATACCATGCGAAAGTTCCTTTTGTTAAACAATTAATGAATGCGGCATCTAATCGTGCTCAAGAAAGAGGTCAGATCCGGACTCTTCTTGGTCGATTATGCCGTTTTCATTTATGGGAACCAAACATGTTCGGAATGCACAAAGCATTGTCTCATGAAGATGCACTCAGGGAACATGGACCTGGGATTAAAAGAGCTTACACATACAAGTCTTTGAATAAATTAATTCAAGGCAGTGCAGCTGATATGACAAAAAAAGCAATGTTAGAATTATATAAAGAAGGAATTTTAGCTCACATACAAATTCACGATGAGTTAGATTTATCTGTAGAGTCTGAATCTCACGCTAAAAAGATTATTGAAATAATGGAGAATGCTGTTAGTCTCGAAGTTCCCAATAAAGTTGACTATGAAAAAGGTAAAAATTGGGGGGATATTTATGACAAGGAATAATTATGTCTTATTTAAATGCAAACATACCAGTAACCTATGCTCAAATAAGAAGAGAATATCTTTATGATTTACAAAAACATCATGGAGAAGTTGAAGATTGTGTTATCTTTGGTATCACAAGTATTACGGGACGTCCTATATTATTTCATGCTATTATGGAAAACGGTGCAGTATTTTATCGCTTACCTATTAGCGCATTTATTCAAAGAGGATTTAAATCAACCGAGGTTCCCAAGCGACGCCTTGATGAACTTCAGCTTTGGAATTGTTTTTCTTATTATCCTGCTGTCACTTCTTGGGATATTTTAGACGGTCAAGCAGGTAAATACATAGGAAAAGACAAAAAATGGCATTCAGGAAAATATTTATTTACTGTTGACTTTGCACATCCAGAAAGTAACATAGTAGATACTGATCATTCAGAAATACCGCACGAACATAAGTGCGCTCATATACTTGCGTTAGATGACGGTAATTATGCTGCACAACCAAACAATCGAATAATATGGGACATTCCATCTTTTACAGTAAAAGACAATGTGCCAGATTGGAAAGTGCAAACGAGTGATTGGAATGTTGAAGATAGTCGGGCATGGAGAACAGAAGATACCGACAAATTCTTTTACGAAATTGAGGAGAAGAAAAAATGATTTGTATAACATGTGAACATGATTGTCATTGCGATGATAGTTGCGACGCTCGTCCAATGGATGGAGGATGTGGTTGTCGAGTATGTGAACATAAAGAGGAGGACAATATGGTTAAAAAAATAATCAGTTGGATTTGGAAAATTGTTTGTTGGCCATTTAAAAAAATAATAAAATGGATTTGGCAATAAATTTTTTTAAAGGAGATAGCCAGGATGAACTACAGATTTACAGCATTGCTAATAATTTTGTTGTGTTTACTGGCTATTTTCCTGCGTCCTACTTCTCACACTTCATTGAAAATTAATTCAAATGATATTATAATTCCACCACCAAAACCAAAAATAAATGAGTAACAAACCTTTAAACATATCAGAGGAAGCAGCCGTGCAAATGCCTATGAAGACGGTTGCCTCGCTCATAATTATCGTCGCCCTCGGCACGATGGGCTATTTTCAAATCATAGAGCGTCTCAATGTTGCAGACACTCGAATACAAATAATGGAGAAGGATCTCGAGGAGAATACGGAATTCCGTATCAAGTGGCCACGCGGGCAGCTCGGATCCTTACCCCGCTGATTCAGAACAAT